CTTGCACAAGAGGATAAACTACAGTTTTTAGAGCTAGCTACCACCTGGTGGTGGGAGAGCAATCGTAGTGTGCCCATAAACATATTCTTACGCGGAGATTGGGACCGATTCCGCTACACTCTACGAACATTTGTCAACAAAGATCTAGAAATCATACACGGGCCTGCATGTAGCCTGTTGGACATTGCTCGCAAAAAAATCAAAAGAAAAAGCATAACATTGGTCAGAAAATTAGATTAACATGAATCCGTTAGACAATTTGAGTATTAGTAAAATTATTTTAATTGTTGGTGCAGCTGGAGCAAGGAAGGATTTTGTCAGCGGATGGCTTGGGTTGTGCGATGATTTTGTTAGACTGAATTGGAGAATTGACCCATTAATAGGTTACAGTAGAATTGACAGCATTGGGCACGACATTTCCGCAGTGGCTGACAGTATCGAGCGCGGAGACTTGCACATTGACCCAACAGTAAATCAACGGCTAGCAATAACATGTCACATAGCTGATGGGCTAGGGGGCGATACTGCAGATATTGGCACTGTAAATAAATTAGCCAAGCTAGTTAATTCCAACGTGTTGACCATAGCCGGTATTGATTTGCGCAACGCAGATATGTCTCAATACTATTGGGATCGATTGGTCAAAGTGCACCTATGCATTGGTATGAAATACAATCAGCATCGTCGTCAACACAACATTGGTGAGATAAAAGGAGCATTTGGTTCGTCTGACGTATCAACCGACGACCAGGCAATCAAATATATCGAGAATAGAATAAACATGGCAGTTGAAAATAGCTCGTTGGCGCCCAGGGATCAAGATAAACATTGGCCTCTTTATAAAAAGTTAGAATCGTTATCGCCACTTGATCTTGACTATGCAGAATTATTCAAGCCTGGTGGTAGCTATTATCTGTGCAATATAGTAGGAGCAACTGCCCCCGAAAGAGCACATGCCTACTGGGACGCAATGCTTCCGTTTATCAATGCACCCGACTCTTGCACAGCGTTTGGAAGAGAGTGGGACAAGTCAATGATTGTCAAGTAGATTCATATGCAACGCAACCAAGGCTGCATAACTTACAGCATGTGACTTTTTGAACGTGTATCCTTGCGAGTCGTTGCCGTCCCATACTGTAGCAAACACATCTGCCCAGGGTTGATTCTGCAAGTGAGCTTTGCCTGGTCTAATGATAGAGATAAACGCTGCCATCTGTGGTATAGTCGTGGGCCGCATGTTCTTCAACAGGTCTGTGTAATTTCCCACGTGAACCAGCTGCTTGGACCAGTTGACATCTTGCCAAAGTCTATTCCACGGCGGCGTTGCTGCCAACATCTCTTGATAGTGTTCAGGACTCTTGACCAACTTGTACACATTCATGTTCAAGAAATCTATCTTGAAATAGCCACGATCTTCTGCTTGTTCATACTCTAATGCCGCACACTCATTTACGGGATCATACGGAATATCTGTAACATACACACCTGAGTTGTGTCGACGCACCTGACCTTGAACCGCTTGCCGTGCCGGCGTGTGCCGAATCAACTTCAACACATGATCTCTGTCAGCAAAGTCAATGTCAATGTCTGCACTCATGTTACCATCCTGCTTGTTTTAGAATCTCTTTGGCATACTCTTGGTCTGCTGAATAGTCATGAAATTTCTTTTGCCATGCATCCGAGTCAATATAAGGCCATATCATTGTGATCTGTGTTGTGTCTAGTGTGTTCAAGAACTCTTGGCCCGACGCTGAATTGTAGATTACCCAGGGTGAGATGCGTCCTGTTGTGACAGCATGACATAGTGCATTAGTATTGCCATATCTTAAACAGTCATGTGCTGGGTGTGTGGTCTTTTCACTCCAGTCAATGCTGTACTCTACTGCACGGGCTAGAGCGTCTGCCACAGCTTCTACCTTTAAGTAGAACAACAAGTACTCTGTGTAGATTTTATCACTGCACCAATGATCAATTTTCTTGTTGTTCTTGAGCAGCCAAGTCATAAACTGTGCAGGGTTAATAGCTCGTGTGTTGACACAGTAACGACCAAACTTTACAAAGGCTCGATAATAAGGGCTGTCACAAAAGTCCTCAAATGTTTTTAACTTTGCTGATCCTTGTGCCATTTCATAGAACTTGATATAGGCCTGGAATCCCAGTTGTACACCACGCTCACTTTGTTCCATGCGCCTGCGCTTGGGCTCGCACATGTGTACTGCAATAGAGCTTTCTCTTGCAAACTCTTTTTTGCAAAACTCACACGTGAACTTACTTGTTGTCTCTGCCATGTGCTCTAATGTATTGATCAAGTTCTTTTTTGGTTGTTATTGCTGCCATGACATCTATCTCGTCTGACTTGTAGTGTGGGAACAACTCTGCCAATTGTTTTTTTATGCTGCCGACACCTGCTTCTTTTTTCTTGGGAGCAATCCAGTTGTGTCTCATTGCACCTAGTCCTGGACTCACAGTTGTGGCCATGAGCCATTGCAGTTTACGATGTCGGGTTGAGTTGATGTTAAAAAAGTTTTTGTTCAATCTCTCGTTGGTAGAAATCACATAAAACTCTTGTAGGTCTCTTGAGCCTTCAACTGCCGATCCCCAACGTATCATGAGAAACGGAGCAAACTTCTTGCGTTCGTCTTCTGTTAAATCGTCATAGAAGTCTCTGACCTTGTGGTCAAACATTTTCATCTCGTTAGCAATGCTTAGTTTATCAGTCATATTACTATTATAACACTATGTTAACAAAAGTCAATACCCAGTGTTTCTCCCACTGCTTGCCTAAACTTATCTTGCCAATCACGATCATACACGTGATACCCGTGTAATGTGGGGGTAGGGTAATCCCAAAGATTTGCGGATATCTTGTTTGCAAGGTATTGCTCTAGCTCATTTGGAATGCTCATATTTTTGAACACATGTTCTGGCAATTCAGTACCGCCAAGTGTGTAAGCAAATGTTATGTTGTTTGTTTTTAAAAAATTCAAAGTAGACAGCACAACATGATATGACTGTAGTGCTAAAAAATCTGTTGCTACCAATCCATAATAATGATCTACAAATTTTTTTTCCACAGGATATGCGTCAGACATTATTGAATGTTTCCACCGTTTGGCATAGTGCTCAGCTAAAGTCAGATCTGGAGTAACTGTCACCGAATGTGTAGAGTCTCGATCAAATTCAAATCTAGAATTTCTAGTAAAACTCACAACCACATGATTGTGCCCAAGTGCTACTGCGTAACGTACTTGATTTGCAATCAAAACATTTGAACATGCACCTACTGCCAATATTTTTTTATGTAGGTCAGGCGGCAATTGGTCAGTCCAATGAATACCAGTTTGATCAGTAGTCATATAACTATCTCCACAAATGGCTAACTTTATGTTACTCATTGGTATTTTTTAAATTATACAGTATCTCAAGTTGATCCCATAACTCCCGCATACCCGGATCCGCTTCGGCCATTTGTTGTATGGCTAGAATCCTAGCAACACGACTTTGTGGTAGCCCGAGTATTTTATTTTCTTGATTCACTTCGTATCCAACTACATGTCGTTCTGTTGCACCAAACTCACGTGCGTATACTACAGGACCAACACGTTCATATATCAAAGGAACATCTGGTCTAAGACTGCCCATACTTGTAGCCATATTGATTATGTGCCCAACGTAGGAAACGTTCTAGACCTTCTCGATCATCTGGATAACTTTCCAGATAGATGCGACTCAATCGATTAATTATTTCAAATAGTTCAGGTTCAGTGTAGGTCATTACCAAGCCTTGTTATAATCTACAATCTCGCAGTTGCGACTAATGTCCTTGACAAAATAAACACAGTCTGGCTCGTCACCGTCGGTGATCGGAACAGCTAACATTTGCCCATTTTTAAGTTTAGGAGCATACCAACTCACTTCATGATACACATCAAGAATTTCAATATCAGGAAAGCTAGGACGGAAACTGGTAAGAGGATTGAATTGGAATACTTTGAATCCACGATCGTTGATACTAGTTAAGGGTAACACTTCCAAGTCACCAATCTCGGGTTCGCCTATTAGTATCTGCCAGTCCATGGGCATTTTGATTGTGTTATCGCCTATGCGCAACACCAAGGCCGGTGAGTTAAAACTTTCCAAGAAGATCAAGGGAATAAAATGATAGTCAGGATCTGCTGGATTAGAGTTGTCTAGTATGGCAAACCTCATGTCATCCACCTCTTCAGGTAAATGGTCAAGGTCGTAGTGTTGATTGTCTAGTGTTAATATTCGCATAGTTGTATATTACAGTATTATTTTGTTTTTGTCAACAGAGTTTGTACATTATTTGCAAACTCAGCTTGCCAATCTTGATTGTTGATATGGAATATAGGACGGTTCTCATGTGGCTGTTGCCATATGTCTTGAGTAAGTTCGCAGTATGCATATTGTTCAAACACAAAATTAAATCTTGTAGCGTCATCATCTAATATTAAATGATTTTTCTCAGCAGAGTTAAACAACAAACGATGCCAAACAAACGGTATGTTGTGCTTGCGCAAGGTTTCAAATATAAAAGATATTTGTGTGCATGCTAAAATATGTCTATATTTTGCCGACATCACTGATAGCCAGACTTTGTAGAATAATTTTTGATCTGAATTTAATTCCCAATCGTGACAGCTGGAATATGTTTTTGATCCGTATTCAAATGCGATTCGAGCTTCATCAGTTAGTCCCACAACTACCACTGCAGGATTGTATGCAAGCCCATCCATCAACTGCTCTGAAATCCAGGCCAATGATGCACCACCTTTGGCCAAGTTTACTACACGGTATTCAGGCAGCATCTCGCTCCAGTGTTCACCTGGATAGCGTTCGTCCTGTGACATAAAACTATCGCCAATGACCAGCATAGTGGGTTTCATTTGATTTTCATCCACTCTAATTTCTCTGCCGAGAACGGATAGTTGGCTTCCTTGTAGAATTGTTTACGCTTGGTCAAGTGTCGTTTGGCAAACTTGCAGGTTGATGTTATGTCCCAGATCTGAACATGATCTTTATCTTCTGCTTTGCGTATGCCACGGCCAATTGACTGGATGACTCTAACAAAGCTCTTGCCAGGTTCAATGAGTACCAGATTAAAAATACGGGGAATGTTAATACCAACAGCAGCCACACCATAAGTTGCTACAATAATTTTACCTGTTGCATCAGCCACTTCGTCATATTCATCTTGCCTGGCTTTTGCTTTGGTTGCTCCGGATACAAACACAGCACCATCACCTAGACGTTCTACCAATTGACGTCCACACTCTGTTCTGTCCACCAGCACAAGTGTGTTGCCTGTTTCGTTGACTTTACGCACAAGGTCTGCCATGGTATCAAGGCGTCCTGATTCCTCAAGCAAGTATTTAAGCTCACTTTGATAGTTTGAATATTCCACGTGATCTACCAACTGCACAATGTTAACGTGGCACTGAGCCAGCACACCACGATCCTGAAGTTCACTTGCACTGAGCTTGCTAACAACAGGACCAAGTCCAACCAATAATGCTTGGCTCTCAAACTTCTCTTTGGGTATGGTTCCGGTCAACCCCCAACGAATTGGCACTCTAGCCATGATGCCTGTTAGCAGGGTTTTGAGTGCATCTGCTTTGGCCATGTGTACTTCATCTACAATAACACATACCACATCTTCCATGAAGTCTTGTATGGTAAACTTTGCTGTGCCTTCTTTGGAGTCTTACATAGTCCTTTTCTGTTTGTGTTACCAAGCTCTTGTTGGGCACAATAACAATTGACCTACCATAGGGTTGTACGTTCCAACTCAAGGCCGCTGTCATGATAGTCTTGCCTGCACCTGTGGCCACTTCTTGTATGCATTGCGGGTTCTGCAGGTAGTTGTTGATGATCTCTACTTGGTAGTCTCGCAACACAATGGGTTGACCTTCTTGTGGATGTCCTTTGGGCCATAGTGTGTCAGCAAAAGTGTCTTCCCGCATCTCAGCAAACTCAAATGTGGTTGAGTACTCACGTTGGTCATCTAGTTCAATGTCGTAGTTGTACTGCTCCAGGATAGGAATGATCTCTGGCAACAAGTTGGTGTAGGTGCTACCACCCAGTTGGAAGTAGGCAATCTTGCCATCCCATCTGCCTAGTCTCACCGCAGGCAAATACCTTGCTGCCGGATTTTCGTACTTGAAAGTATTAACCAGTTTCTTACGCACATCCAAGTCAAGACCCTCTAGCTTGATATTGACCTCATCACGTATTTGTATTGTGCATTGTTTCATGTCTATAGTATATACTTATTGCAAGCAGAAGTCAAAAAGACAGACACCTTTTTAAGGGTGTCTGTCATAAAGCCTGGGATGGAGCCAACCTACTCCCAGGAAAAAAGGAAACAAAAATGACTAACCAACTACCACACGAAAACCTTGTTCCTGTTGTTCGTCTGCTTCATACTGGGTATCCACAGCAAACAAAAACAAATCACCATCATAAATCTTGTACATTTGGCACCCCAGTTATCCAAACACTAAAATTAAAAAAGCCAATAACACTGCCAACATTGGGTGTCCTACTATGATTAATAATATGACACCCAACCAAGCCATATTAGGCACTCTTCATGCATGTTGTCTCTGACATGCGCTTCCAGTTGTTAGGGAAGCTCTTGCGCAAGTCTGCAATCTTGAGCGCCATGCGCAAGGAAACCTCACGCAGGCGTTCCTTGTTAACATGCATAAAGTCAATAATGTCGTCTTGTGCGTACTCATTAAAGTCGTAGTCTGCAAACAACACACCATCTTTGGCAATCTGTTTGATACGCAACAACTTGTCCCGCATGGTGTCCAGGGTCAAGTCCAAGTAGTGGCAACGACTTTGGAGAGCGTCCAAGTGGTCACGCAACTTTTGACTTTTCATTTTGTCAAACTTTAAGTTTGTGATAAAGATGACACTGCCTTTAAACTCAAAACGGTCTGGAATGCCTTCTCTGCGCAAAGCACTAGACTCTGACAACCAGGAGATAACACGCTTCTTACCAGAG